TTGAGATACATCAACAAAACTAGTACCAGTAACAGATAATGTTCTAGTATTAACAGATGTATTAGCTTGAGATACATCAACGAATCCTGTACCAGTAACAGATAATGTTCTAGTATTAACAGAAGTGTTTGCTTGTACATTATTTGCAGTTATATTGTATCTAACTAATACATTGCTTTTAAATTCTGCATTTCCAGTAACAAATAACACATTATCTAATGTTGTTGGTCCTAATACGTTTAGAGAACCTCCAATGTTTGCTGTATTTGATACTGATAGACCTGTGTTGGGTGCTGTTGCGAATAGAGGACCTTGAACATTTGCTTTACCGGCGGCAATAAGACTAAATTCTGTATTTACTAAAGATGTTAAACCACCGACAGCTAAAGTATTATCTATTGTAACGTTTGATGCTGGTCCCGAAGATTCTAATGTATTATAGAAAATTGCTTTACCGTTAGCTCGAAGAGATTGTGGTGTTCCATTTAAAAGTAGTACGCCAGTATCTTTAGTGTAATCTTCTTTAGCTAGAGTATTATTTTCTTTAGTTAAATTTATTGTCGCGACCATCCATTCAAAGAATGTATTGGCAGTACTTATAATTGAGACTAGATTAGCCATTTTAACCTTTTTGTAATAATTGAATCAACAAATCTTTAATGGTTGTTAATTCTGATTTAATATCGTTAATTTCTGTTTTAACTTTATTTATCTCTTCTTTTTGACTAGTTAAAATTTTGACTTTAGCATAATATTCATCTCTTGCTGCTGTGTCCATATTTATTAATGCCATAGAGTTTGTATCACGAACAAGTTTTGTACCTGTAATTTCAACTAACATTTTAAATACCTGTTCCAGACGGAAGAGCAATCGCTCGAAGATTTGTCAGAAAAGGAACTGTAGTTCTATCGTTAGTAGTAATAACAATTTTTATAGCAAATTGAATAAAAGAATCATATGATTGTCCATTAGAACTTAAATATGTGATATAATTATCTGCTATACCATTAGTTCCCGGTGCAGCTTCAAATTCATACAAATCTGTTCTATTTTTAGAGAATACATTTTTACTTTGTCCTACGATTGTCATTAATTTCCATGAATTATCATCGAAATTTGAAGTATCACGAGAATCTAATAATTTATAGAAAACATATATATTTGTTCCTAGAGGACGATATGCGGTATAATATACTCTCAAATCTTGAGAATCATTACCTGGAGCAAGTACAACTTTTTTAGTTAGATATCTACAATCAGCATTACCACCCTGAGGTGAATATTCACTTATAGTAGATATTATTGCAGTTTCTGTATTTGGTCCAGTTATTGTAATTGATGGTGCTGTCAAATAGCCCGAACCTGATGTTGTAACAAATACGCTTTGTACATTACCTCCAGATAATTTAACATTTGCATACGCTTGAATACCACCATCCAGATCAGGAGCAGAAACTGTAGCTCTTACATTCGAATCATAACCTGCACCATCATTTACTATAATAATTTGATTATTAGATAGTCCCAAATTGTTGACTTTCCATTCAACATTATAAACTGATAATCCATCATCAGATACTAAAGGAGAAAGTACATCGTCATTTGAATATAATGTTGCTGTGAGTGAAAATGAATTATTGCTATTAGCCAATAATACTCTTTCACCTAAACCATCTGACAAGTATATGTCATCGTATGTTGGTGAACCAAATTTTCCTGGTGAAATTGATGTAGATCCAACTTTTTCTCCAGTTGAATTTAATGTTGCATTATAACTATATGTAATATTTGTTAAGTTTGGAATAAAATCAGTTGTTGTTATATTATATGCGTCAGAAAGTATGTTTTTTCCTGCATAAGTATTAAAATTATTAATAGGTGTATCAGGATTGTCTTTATAGTTAATAATATTTGAAATGTTTTTACGGAATGGTAAACCTTTGGGTACAACAAAAGGAATTTCTCGTACACCCGTAGTAAACTTACAGCGATTAATTACTAACATTAGACTCTTTGCTTGATCTGCCGTCCAAGTTATACCATTTTGAGATTCGAATAATGCTCCAACATAAGGTGCATTTGACAGTTTTTGTGTACCTGTAGGATTTGAATCCGTATAGTTTGTTTTTGCTGTAGACGGAATTATAGTCCCCTCTCGCGCAGCGGCATACACGTTATATTCTGTCGAAGAACTCTTTAATATAAACGCATACAATACACCTGCTTGTATATACACTGGAGCAGGAAATTGAAATACAGTTGCACAATCAGGATTTAAATAATGTAAATTTCCTGTTGTTGTTGTAGTTTTTACTTTATCTGGTGTAAGTGTAACAATAGAGTAATCTAATGTTTCGCCATTTGGATATCCATTTAATGTGTTCACAATTGATAATGTGATTGAATCGGATGTTGTTGGCTTACTCTGAAAGAATACAGAAATAGAATCTATAAACAATCCATTTGGATAATTATCTTTCGATAAAATAAATGCTTGTGCAAGAGGATCCCATGGAGAATATGACGTTACTGTGGTTGATGTTCTAGCAGTTACTTGATTGGATAAATATTTTGTTTGTGTGAAAGTATTTTTTGCACCTGCAATAGATGCTCCAAAATCGAGTGCTTGCGATCTTGTGGCCAAACCTGAAGCTGTGAAAGTTCCTTCGGCATAAGTCGTTGCGGAAGTTGGATCTGTTGACACCGTTCTATTATCAACACGAAACACCCTCTCACCATTTTTAAATATACCTTTTGGTACGTTAAAGATTCCAACAAAAGTACCAGTCTCATCTGTTGACAATTTATCTAGTTTGTTTTTTTGTGCTGCTAATTTATAACTAGTTTCTGTACCCTCAATCGAATAAAAAGATGTTAAGTCTTGTCCACCAACATTCAAGTTTCCACCAACAGAAATGTTAACTGGAGTATCAAGTGTTACCGCACAAGTTGAAGCAGTAAATGCTGTAATGTTCGCAGTATAATTTTGTGGTGTGGCTGTGGCTTTACCCGTTAGAGGATCAATTTCAACATAAGTGGAAATAAATTTAATTTTGCAACCGACATAAAAACCGTCTACTGGTTTTGCCATACCATTTAATGAAACCTGAGTTGCTCCAACATAAAATAGTCCTCCTCCAGGCATTTCAATTTGAGTACCTGCATTTAGGGGTGTTGTTTGTCCTTTCAATGTATGAGTTCCAAATATAACTGTACCGCTTGTTAATACTTGTGATGATGCGGACCATGGACCACTAGAAATTGCCGCTCCGATGTAAGCATCACCATCATCATCTGTACTGTAACAATATATTTCAAAAGTGTGAGTTCCTTCTGTTAAAGTGATACCAGCAGGAGTATAAACGCCACCTGATCCATTTAAAGTGTGCGAATTCCAATAAGTTGTTCCATCAATTTTAACGTAACCAAATTTATCATCATCTGAACCAACCCTGAGATAATATGTACCCGTAAATGGTACAGTAAAATTAAATTTACCTGCAGGTAAATTTAGTCCTCGACCAGTTGGTGTTCCCCAAATACCATAAGTATCGCTGAAAGGTCCATGATAAACATTTACTCGATAATATTTAATAGTCGTTCCTAAAACATCAACAAATGTGCCACCAACAGTGGACACATAACCTGTTTTATGTACGGTAATTATTTTGCTATCTATTATAGCACCACTTGCTGTAGTTGTTTGATATACTCCTTCCGAATTAAGAAAACCATTATATATTCTTTCAATTTTCGTTTCCCACTGATATGTCGTGTGAAAATTGCCCACGATTGATAATCTAACATTAGCCGTTGCTGGATAATTGTATGCATTAGTAACTGTGGCGATAGGATAAAAAATATTATTATTGAAAAAACCAATAACATCATTTTCGTTAAATGTACCTGTAACATTTTTCAATTCAATCGAATCTGGAGCACACATATAATCATTAACATTAACTCCATCAAATGTACATGTTATTGGTGCATTTACTTTTAAACCTTTTGCTCGGACCATAATTTGTTGCGGTCTTATATAAGGTAAAATACTTATGTCTGTGATATAATTATTATTTAATCTGTAAGTATTTTCAATATTGGTATAATTACCCATTATATTATTTTGCGATAGTGTTCCATATGTTGTAGTTGTAGCTTCTCTATCGGTTTGTGTGTATCCAACAAAACCGAATGGACTCCAGTTTACGTTGTGTCCTACAACATTAAATTGATTTACGATGTTTCCTGTGGCTGTGGATGATGTTGTTGTTCCAGGAACAACTTTCCAATCTCCCGTAGTCAATTGGTTGACTTGATCACTTTGTTGATAAACTTGTAGATTTGGATTAACAATTAACAAATCTGGTGCTTTAGTATTGTCTACCCAATTGTCCATTGGTGGATTAAGTTCAACTACACCTTCAACTATTGAAACAGCAAATGGATTAACATTAACCGTTGTTGTTGCATATTGTTGTTGTGTTACAGTAAAAGATGTATATGGTAAAGAAAATAGATTTGTTGCTTTATTAACGTTTTTTATTGCATAAGAAACTGAACCTGATGCTAACTTCCCTAACGAATTCAATGCAGCTAGATTCTGTAATGGGAAGTTCAGAACATTTTGTTCAGCAGTAAGTTCTCGCGTTCTTTTATTAATCGAACATGAAAAATAAGGATTTGATGAATCTGCTGTAGCAAAAGAAGAAAAATCATCCACTAAAATACCATTTTTAAATCTATTTAATCCATTAACGTCTGGTATTTGTGTAGATTGAGCTTTTTGTTCAAGAACATTTAATGCTGTATAATATTCAATATTGTTGATTCGTTTTTGTAAATTAGAAATATCTTGCATTCTCCAACGTTTATGGTGAACAGGTTCAAATGATATATTTGGTGTTGTTCCTATTGGATTTTCTCCGGGAACATAAGCAGTGTAAGCATCCAAACTAATTTGTGAGAGAACTAATGCGCCGTCAGGTTCTATTGGAAAATTTGGATTAGATGAAGATGTTCCTGTGACAAACTGAAAACTTCTGTCTTTTGTTAAAACCAATAAATCTTTTCTAGGCAAATAATATGAATAATCATTAGTGAGAAGAGATAGATCTGCTGGAATAAGTGCTCCGGAATCTGAAATTGTTTGATCTTGTGTGAAAGCAAAAGCAAAAGTCGCATTCGCATTTTTTCGTGTTGGTCTAAAATCTAAACAATCTCGTAATGGATATGTTGCACCATTTTTTGCTGTATAAACAGGTATTACTTCATATCTTTCAGGACTTAATGATATCGGAGCCAAATATGATTTTACACCGAAATATCCATCGCCACCAGTGTGTGAATAATAATCAACTAAAACAAGTAAATTACCTCTAGCTTTTGGTGCACCAGATTTTAGCGTGATTGTTGCATGATCATAATAATTGTCTGTTTGTCCAGTACTCAAAGTGTAGAACGAAGTTACATCATAAGCTGAATCTGTTAACATCGCGTTTGTAGGAACTGTTCCAGCTGCAAGAGTATCTATAATTTTTACAATTCTTTTAACATCAGATATAAAAAGACTTTGTTTTTTTCCTGCTGCAACAATACCTGCTTTTTGAATATAAACTTGGCCATATGTTAGATTAACTTTTGTGTAAACAGCGACAGTTGTACCATTAATATATACTTGTGAATTTGCGGCTTTTATTAAATCTTTACCTCGAAGAACAACAGAAGTGTTATCCGCGGTTGGAACAGAAATTGTTGCGATAACATCAACTGTTAATGGTGTTACTAAATCTGTCGCACTAAATGTTGCAGTTAATCTATCATTTGAAATAGAAACATTTCTATCAGCATCGCCTGCAAAATTAAGAATTTGTCCATTAGTTAAACTACTATTTCCTCCTTTATCACGCACAATAATTGTAAATAATGTAGTAATTTCCGAATTGGAAAGATTTCCTGATGAAACTGTTCTACCTAAAAAATTTAAAGCTGATGAGCTTAACGTAATTGAAAGTCTAGTTGTTCCAGAAACAGAACTAAAACTTTTGTTTCTAAAATACTTTTGTGATTCATATGATGTATCATTAAATGATTGCACATATCTATTTCCAAGAGGAAATATTAACTCTGGCCTACTATCATCTTGTAGAACAGTATCACCCGAAGAAATACTTCCGATTTTGCTTGATGGATCAATTGAAGCTGAAGATACTACAGAATAATTTGTACTTGCTTTTACAATTGTTTCTGCATCTTTTAATTTAAATCTTATTGAAAAATTAGACGATGATGTTGGTGTTACTGAAAATACTTCGGAAACTGTTGCTGTTTTTGTTGCTCCATCATATGATTGGATTTTTCTAACATCTGTTCCTGTATCAATAGTAATAATTGCACCAACATATGCATCATTTTTTGATGAAAATTTACCGTTTCTATCATAAAAAGTAATAGTGTTAGTTGTAGCAGAAACAGCATTTGATGTTAATATTGATGTTGCAGTATCAAAAATATACATTTTATACACATATGATGAAGTATCAGTTACAGTATTATAGTGATCAAATTTTAAATTTCGAATTCGTGCTGTTGCAACCAAAGTAGACATATATGTATTTGCATTTGCACTAACAACATTAGCTAATGGAACACTATGTAAATCAATCTGTGACATATCTGTAATATCAAATGTGCTGCTAGAACTTGCTCTTACATTGTTTACGTAAAGAAAGTTTCCATAACTTATATAAAGAGAATTATTGTTAATCGATTTATATTCACGCGCTTTATTTGTGGTTAATTTTATAGGAGATTGATTTTCTAATCTATAACCACGAACGTATGCTATTCCTTTACCAATACTGACATCAAAAGTGGATGAATTCGCAGTATTTGCGGTGGGTGTTATTTTAAAATCATCTACAACATAATCACCATTTGTATCATATGTTCTTTTTGCAAAATAATCATCAATTTTAGAATAAACTGTATCGTCAACTTGTTTGATTACTTCTCCATTTTCGATTCGAACAAGTTCAATAAAATTTTGATCGTTAACTAACGTGAAAGATAGTGTTATTAACGTTAAATCAATTATGTAACGATCGGCACCAGGTGCTTGATAGTTTGTTGAACCTATAGTTGGATCCAATAAATCCGGATTGGTGATATAATCTGTATAAGTTTCTGTAATTAATAGACCGATACGAGCAGTAGGTAAAGAAGAATATTTACTTAAAATTGTAGTTGATGGTTGTACACTTACAAAATTTCCTATAGAATAGCGTGAATATGTGCCATCAGGATTAGGTTCAGTTGAATAATTGTAACCATTAACAACGTAGAAAATACCTTGAGAAATGGATGCTGTTGATGCTGAACCAGTGCAAGTTGTTCCTCCAGTTGTACCAATTGTTGTTGCTAAAGTGTTTGTTCCGTCGATTGGATATATTACTGTATTGTCTGTAAATTGTGTTCCTGATAAATATGAAATTATTAATGTTGGAGGATCACCACCATCACCAGTAGACTCCGCTGTGGCAATAACTTTAGCAACAATTGTTCCGGTAGAATCTGTAATAATTTTATTTAAAAAATCACCAGCTACAATATCGGCGCCCTCATATTGTGTATTCAATTTAATATAGTTACACTTTAAATTAATAGTAATTTTACCGCCACTGACAGGTGTATTTTTTGCAAAAATGGCATCAGCAAAATTTGAGATTTGGTTTTGTAAGATGGTTTGTAATTGTGTTAACTCACGCGCTTGTACCGCTCTACCGGGTTTGAACAGAATTCTATGATAATTTTTATTTGGATCAAAATCATCATAGTATGGATCTGTATTAAAATTTAATGCCATTGGTTAGTATCCTAAAACGAATTTAAATTGTTCTATACCGTCGTCACTTCTTGCAACTGCGCTTCTATTCTCAATATATATTATGTTTCCAGAAAACTTATAAAGATCTGAGTTACTGGCTCCCAATAATGTTCTTGTTGTTTTCGAAACTTTGCTGTATAATTGTGAACCAATAGTGTAAGAACCTGATGTATTTATTACTTGTAATAAATTCTTCACTTTATCAAAACTTAAAACTGTTCCTCTAAATGTTTTTTGATCATCTGTTACAAAACCCGATGATCCTTGAAACACTTCTTCATCTGGAACATAAAAACCAAATCCTGGCGAAACGTTAAATTGTGTCGCAGTGTTGTATATTGTTGCATTTGCTGCATAAGGATAAGTTTTTGTTGATTTAGGATTCAATAATAATCCAACTTGTCTGTAATCAATGTCTGTCGGTATATTTTGAACACCATTAATAGTTTCTGTTGCGTTAAATTCTGTCGTAATCATAAAATGTCTACAACCCAATTCTGATTTTGGATCGAATCCATGTCCACCAACCGGTGAAATTGCAGCATAAAAAGAAGCTCCTGATCCATATGATGTACCGTTTGCTGCAACACTAGTTACTGTTATATTTGCATATGTGTAATTTGATCCTGGAGTTCTTATAAAGACATCAGAGATTATACCACCATCAGTTGTGACATTTGCTGTTGCTCCAGTTCCATCTCCTTTGATATTTAAAGTAATTAAAGTGTTAATTGGATCATAACCTGATCCTCCATTTATTACACCTATCACATCAATATTTCCTATGCCGGCCGAAGATTGTTGAGCATTTGGTATTATATTTGTTGCATCAACTGGCATCCACAAAGCATCCATAAACTTAGTTTTTCCTTGCTGAGAGACTGTGTATATGTATTTCCATTTATATCCATCATCTCCAACATATACGTTATTTGTTCCATAAGAGCCTGGTTGAAATGTTGGCTCATCGGTAGAAACTGCACCGTTGTTATTCCATAAACACTTATAAACTTGATCATATCTATTTCTAACATAATATTTCAATACATTAAAACCATTGTCATCAACTTCAAACATATCAATATCATCTCTATAATAGTCGTATATTTGACCTGTTGTCCAATCGTGTCTTTCAATAACAGGTGAAACGTCAGAATTTAATATTTTTTTAGCAACAAACATACTTTTAAATATATCTTTTAAATATTTTTGATCTTGTCTTGGTTGCTCTGGATCAGCATCATCTGACCAAGGTATAACTTTTGATAAAAAACAATACATGTTGTTAATATTTTGTCCTGCAACTAATGCAGTAGGTGCAAAGTAATCTAACATTACTTGTTCTAAATTAAATCCATATGTGAGTAGATTTTTATTTGCCATTATTTAATTCCAATTAGCTATAAGAGACAGAACAATATGTATTTGCAAGATCGCCACCAAATGAGAAATACTTAATTCGTGCTGTTGTTGTTCCACTCAAAGTAAATGTTGTTGCGCCAACAGTAGAATTTAAAGCAGTACAACCGTGAGTGATTGTTTTTGCTGCACCACCACCTGTTGATATATTTGTCACAAATAGAGTTATGTCTGAGCCTGCTCTAAAGTTTGAAAGTGTTACTGCCATGTTTGCGTTGACATTACATCTTACCCATGTATCTGTTGTAAAATCTAATGTGATTGCTGTTTGATTACCCGAGTAACTTCTAGAGTTATATAATAATCCATTAGGAACATACAAAGTCGAATTTGCTTCATCAATGATTGCCGAGTTACTTGCTTGAATTAGATTATTGTTTGCAAATAAAATCGAACCGTTTGGTCGACCATATGCTTGACGTGGAGAAATATCGATTTGAATTTTACCATTTGCAGATCCATTTGAAAGAATCTTTGCTACTTGGAAAACTGCATTTGCTCCAGTAGGTGCTACGTTTGATGCTTGTCCAGAAGTTGTTGACAGATACAACAATTGACCGTTGTTTCCATAAGTTGATGCATCGAAATCTGATACAATACCTTTCGTATAAACAAATCCATATGCTCCATTTGCAATTGCAACTTTAACGAAACCTTCTACTGCTGAATTTGCAGCAGACCTAGCATCAGCAAGTTGAACATACGGTACTGAATTAGAAGTAACAGCACCAGCTAATCGAATCCATGAGCCAGCAGGAATCGTAGATCCAGTTTCGTTGTAAACACGCTCAAATAGCACTTTGGAGATCGCAGGCCTGTCTCCAGCAACATCAGTATCTTGTATTAGTGAGATTGTATTGGAAGAGTACCAGACCTGTCCTGACGTTTGTGTAGGAGGTGTTGCTTGTGCAAACCATTGAATAGAATTTGCTTGTGATGTTCCTGTTGTAACATTTGAAAAGAAAACATTACCCTGAAGTGTATTCGCAGTCAAATTACCTAGAACGATAAGATTTTTAGCAAAAGATGCAGAATTGGATGTAAAATTATCAACAGACATTGCAGTTCCTATTGTATTAGAAACTATATTTCCTGTTATAGTCAAATTGCCTGTTATTGTTCCACCTGTTTTTGCTAGTAATGTTGTCTGTGCGTAAGTATTTGCTGTATCAGTATATGCTTTTGCTGCTGTTAATGTTGTTGCATCATTTGCTTTTAAGAATGTGTTAGCAGTATCAGTATATGCTTTTGCTGCTGTTAATGTAATTAAATCATTTGCTTGTAAGAATGTATTTGCTGTATCAGTATATGCTTTTGCTGCTGTTAATGTAATTAAATCATTTGCTTGTAAGAACGTATTAGCTGTGCTTAGTGACGATAATGATGCACCAGCAGTAGTTTGCTGTGTACCGTCAGCAAAAACGTAACCTGTTGATGTTCTGACATTACCTGTCACATAAACATTACCTGTTACACTTGTTGTCCTTAAAAAATCAAACGATGAATTACTAACTCTACCAACAATATTTTCAGACATTAAACCACCAACAAGAAATACAATATTTGCTCTTGTTGATGCAGTACCTATGATTAAATTACCTTGTGTACTTGTTGCTGATGGACCATATACATATAGGTATCCATCATATGCTTTAAATGCGCTATAGTTGACAGGATCATTGTATGTGTTGCCGCTTATACCAAAATCAATATATTTCGTTGAGTTATCACTATCATTTGTTGACGCAACAAAGTCGGAAGAACCGTTAGAATTGAAATTCTGAAGATTAATTTGTAAATATGTATTACTTGAAGATGAAAATTGTCCTAAAACATTAGGATAAACAACTGGATTACCACCAACGTTTAAAATCTCATTTGAAAAAAGACCAGCAGCTAGAGTCTTTCCTGTAAATTTACCCGTAGTCGTTGTTGGTAAATCAACTGCAACAAACAAAGTGTTTTGTGTGTTTGCGTTTAGCGTTGTTAATAATGGTAATTGTGAAATTTTAATTGTGGACATTGTTTTTACCTTAATCCAATAATAGTATATTGCCTAATTCATCTGTTATAGTATATAGACCGGATTCATCTACGATTTCCGTTCTATATTCTGTGCCAATTGGTCCGTATATAATAAAATTCTGGGCTGTTCCATGATATGTTTTCGTTACCGAAATAAAACCATTTGATCCATATGATAAGTTTGCACTCAAAATTATTTTCTTGTTGATATAATCAATAGAACTAACAGTTCCAGTCATATTATTAACTTTAATAGTATCACCAACCCTAATAATATCTTTCAATGGATATAAAGGATCTGTATAAATTCCATTATTAATAATATTATACGAGTTTGTTACCGCAGTAATATTTATAAGATTGCTATTAGCATTCGATGTTACAGTCGCAACGTTTGCAAAAGATAACCAGACATTATCTTTTAATGTTATTGTGTTTGCAGCACTATTGATTGTGTTGATTTTACTGCTAAAAATATCACCGTTTGCAGTAGTAAATTTGATTGTTGAATTCGAATAGAAAATATTTGCTATATTTGTGCCTGCGCCAAGATAACTAAATTTGATTATATTATTACTTGGATTTGTGAAGTTTGCAACCATATCAAATTCAACAGTTGAAGATGTTAAACTAGATAAAGGATAACCAGTATAGAGTGCATCAAAACTATGTATATTCAAATTACTATTTGATTTCATTGCGAATCTGCCACGAACTTTTGTGCCTGTTGGATGCAAAAGTTCTAATAATATTTTTCTATATTTTTCTATTTCTTTTTCTAGTGTAATTTGATATGAGTAATTATTATATTCTGCACTTTGTAATATATTAAATGAACTTAACTGGCCTGATGTATCTAAATATTGACCGTCGCTTATTGTAAGACCATTTAAAAATGTAACAGTAGCTTTAGCTAATCCGTCACCATATGTGTATATGTTATTAGCTTTATCATATCTATCTTCTGAAATTATAGAATATTGTTTTGGTGGATAATCAGCATCTGCCGGTATAGGAGTTGTCACAAATTTCATACTTATTGATTTTGAGTCAATCAATAAAGGCAATTGTGTATTTGGTTTAGGTTTATTATAATCATAAATTCTTATATAATAAAGTGTTTCCAATTCATTTGCATTAGCATAAACTTGACTAATATTTTCAACAGTTGCTTTGTATGATCCTGTAGCTACACTAGCGCCTTGATATACTATATCACCTTTTCTAGGAAGATTGTTTTTTGCAAGATTTTTAACAACAATATCTTGTATTTTAAATGTTGCTGTTGGCGCAGATATGTAATCTTCACCGTAATTTTGTATTTGAATTGTTGTTATTTGGCCAACTTTATCGGTTATTGAATCAAATTTTGCACCGTCTCCTAAAATTCCAGGTATAATTAGAACAGCATTTGAAGCTAGAGTGTTTGCAGAAACTACATTAGCACCAGGTAAGAAATCTGTTTTGTATCCTAAACCTCCTAGAGGATAAGGATAAAAATTATTTGCTGTATTACTTCCTGGTGGATTAACATACTCGACACTCGTTATAGCACCAGTACCACTGACTGTTATTACATTCGCATAAGCACCAGTACCGGTTCCACCAATAATATTAATTTTATCGTTTGCTCTATAACCTTTGCCTGGATTAATAATTTGTAATGGTGCAAGTATACCCAAATTTTTCAAGTCTGCTTGACCTATACCAAATATTGTAGGGTATAAAGATTTTGCTCCAACTGTTGGCTTCTTTGTTAATCCACCACCACCATTAGTTACAACAACTTTGGAAATTGGATAAGTCGATATTGTTTGAAATGTAAATGTATTTGAAAGTTTTGTATTTGCATTTGCGGTTGGATTAGCGTCTGACCAACTAAATGCCGCATTAGATATTCTAACATTTCGCGCTCTGGCAATAATATCTGTGGCCATTCTAACATTTGCTGCTGGAGAAGATAAATTTAAAGCACCAATATTTGCAACGGGTGGACTTCTAAAATTATCAGGAAGATTCGGAAATGTAATAATTGTATTTGCAGGTTGTAATGTTTCATAATTATCTAATGAAAAACCATATCCACCATCCAAAACATTAACGGAAATTAGAGAACCTGTAGTTGTTGTTAAAACAGATGCTTCTGCTCCGACACCAGAATTTGATGATAATCCACCATGAAATATTATTGGATCTCCAGGATAACCAGTATCCTGAAAATTATAACCAATATAATTTCCACCTCTAAATTTAGGATTAATTTTTACTTGACTTATTTGACCAACAATTTTTGCTGTTAGTATTTTAGCATCAGGAGTATTTGCTGAAACTATTTTCTGATCTTTAAAGTATACATCTTCATTTTGTCCATTGACAACTTTGATAAATTCACCTGACTGAAAAATTCTTTGTATATCAGAAATAAAAACTTCTGTTTTATTTCCGGAAACGGTAACAGCTTCAACGGTTGCAATCGTTTTTGATGTAAGACCAAATAGTCTATAATTTTCTATTATTAAAAAGTTAGGATCAATTGTTGCCAATCTTAAACTTTTCGCTACATACCATTTACCATCAGATGTTTTTAATATTACGTCTTTTGTATATAAAAAATCAACGTCTGAATTATAAAGAACTTTAAATAAAAATTTATAAGAAGATGGAGTACCCTTTGCTTTATATAATTCTTTTGCAACTTTAGAAACTTTTGTTTTGTCTGCAAGAATTTCTTTGGGAAAATAAGGAAGAAAATTATTATAAAAATAATCAACAAATTGATCTGGAACTTTATCTATATCTTTATAATCACCTAAACTGTTTATTAAATTTCCAGTATTACTTGGAAGATCCATCCATTCATAATATGCTTTTAAAAATAAAACAAAAGTTGCATAGTCCGGATTTTCCCTAATATGTCTGGGAATTTGATGTGGTATTAAAATTGATGTATCTGGTTTATATTGCAGCATTTATTTTGCCGTATTTCTATGGTTTCGGTATCGCAGTCACTACAACTGATGTGGAATCGGTTGAATCTAGTGTTATAATTCTATTATATTGTGATGAAAAAGTCGTGGTTTTTGGAGTTACAGATAATGATAATTGTCCTAGAACATTATCTATCTCTGTAGGATTAAAAGAAGTTAACTCCACTATTCCATTAGTATAGTCGATTGTACCAATATTATTATTTAATATTGTTTTTGTATTTTTATTATTAAAATAATATGTTCTGAGTGTGCCATATCTACCTTGTAAATTTACCGTAAGTGATGCTCCTCTACCCGTTTTATCTATTGATGATGGTATAACTGTAGCAACAGCGGATGTATAATTATTTCCTGCATTGGTAATAGCAATACTTCTAATAGATCCTAAAGACATAATTGCTTCTGCCGTTGCTCCATTTCCATCACCATCAATTTTTATTGTTGGAGTCAATTGGTAGTTATAACCAGGATTATTAATAGAAATTGATTCAATACCATAAGTTAATGATGGATATTCTTCTAAGAATACATTATTTATTTTTGTAGATAAATTTGCAGGATCAGAAAATATTAAAGATGGATTGGATGTAATACCGCTAGTTAAAACACCCTTTTCTAGAGGAGAATTGAAATAAAATTTATAATTGTTAATTCTACCTAAAATGGGGTAAAACTTTTTCTCAAGTTTAATATTAAAATCACTTGTAACTATGGCAGGACTATAGTTTTGTATTGCACTTAACAATAAATAAGAACTGAAAGATGAGTTAAATGTATTTAATGTTTTATTTCCAAAGTTATATACGGCAGCTTTAATTCCATCTGCTATTTCAGTTGGTGACTGTGTTGTTTTATATGGATCATAGTATGCAGTGATGTCCAACTTTAAATAAACATAATCAGGATCTAAAATAGTGGGATTTACAGTTACAACGGATATTGGCTTTATAACTTCTTCAATTAATCTTTTCTTTTGCACTTGAGTTATATTATATCCACCAGTTGGTTTTAAAGAAATGAATACTTGCCCATATATAGGTGGATCATTTTCTTCTCCACCCCAAACATTAACTGAGTCGAATGATATACCAATATTATTTTGTTGTAAAATTGTAATATAATCATTTTTTGTCACAGCACGATTTTGTGCTGAATAATTTTTTGTAGCATAAAATTTAATTTGTTCTACAGATTCTTTTTCTGAGCCGTTTGACGATTCTTGTATTGGATAAATTCTTGTATTTGCAAATCCATTAACAGTATCCATTAAATAAAAGCTGTTTGCTCCACGTGAATTAATGGAATCCGTTGAAATATAAGTAAGTCTGACAATATTGCCATTATATAATTTTTTACCTATAATACCATCACCAAAATAAATCTCATAAAAACCATTACTATTTTCTTGTAAAAAATATACAAAAGAATTTCCATTTAACAACAAAACACTTTCTGCTTTATTATAGATTTGCGTTGCCGTATTTGTTGATGATTCCTGTACTGAAACTGTTAGCGTAGTTAAATCTGCATTTGAATCTGATATCTCAAATAAAAATGTTGGATTTGCAGTTGTATCTACAGTATATACTTGATTTGATAGTTTACCTTGTTTCAATTTTACATTCGTAAAATTAGCTTTGCTATCAACAACATCTACAGTATATGAATCTGATGTTACAAAGTTGTAGTTTTTACCATTAACTTGTTGAGATAAGAAACTTGCATATTTTGGCAAAGTTAAAGAACCACTAGTTACTTGATTCACAGTTAAATTGATAACTGCTTCCGGTGCAATAGGAGACTTAGGTGTATAATTTAAAAGTTTAGCTTGTGAGACTACAGAACTTCTTTGAACAGCACTATCTATAAAAATTTCGTTTGCAATCATATTCAAATAATACGCATTATATTGAGTATTGTATGCAAGAACATCTAAAAGAACAGAAAGTGCAGAACCATCATAATTATAATCTTTTAAAACATCTTGATTTTGTAAAAATTTCTTTAAATTATTTTTAATAGAATCAAAATCTAAATCTACCATTTGTGTTATTGAGTTGGCATTAGCCATATTATTTTATTCTCTCTAAAAATAATGTTGTTGATGTCAATAAAGTTGCATTTTCTATATAAAATCTAAGTGTGACATTATAACCATTCTGTTCATCAGACGTCTGAACACGAATTGTATCAATTTTTACTCTTGGTTCGAAATTTTCTATTGTAATTCTTATTTGGTCTTCTAATTGTGATGCTGTTAGGGGTGAAATAGGTTCAAACAATATATAACTTACTTTTGAACCTAATTCAGGATTAAATAGTCTATCATAGTGTTGTGTTAACAGTAAATTGCGAATTGAACGAAGCACAGCTTTTTCATCATAACTCAAAGTAACATCATTTGAACCAGGTTTTCGGCCAAATGTTAAATCTAAATCTGAGTATATTTTTTGTAGTGTTGGCATGGTTTATTTATGCGTTAACTCTAGACTTTCCAAGATCTGTACCTATGACATCATTAACCAATTGTTTATGTGCTGAACCTCTTTCGGTAATAGAGGACGCGGAGCCAAATTTACTTACAATTTCTTGACTTTTTGTGAAGAAATTTTCATCTGATGTTCTTTTGTCATTCATAAAAGTTTTAATATCGTCTAAAGTTGTTGTTATTTGTGTTATTTGGCCTGATGTTAAATTACTACTATAAGTTGTAGTGCCTGGTCCACCTTCTGGATCCGGATAATAAGTAGTCAATATACTATTTTGAATTGTTGTTGGATATGTGGAAATAGTGGTAATATAATTAGTTAGATTAGGCTTCGTATACAGGCTTGAAAAAGAACCAAGAATGACAGAATTATCATCAATGCCTTCAGTTTGATAAAGAATATATGAAAGTTGTCTACCTGTATTTATTGCAAAATCTAAAGTTGGTTTACCAATAGCATCTTCTGCTCCTATTGCCTCCATGCCTGAAAGTCTTTGTGTGTGTCGAAAAAAATTATACGTGGGTTGAATCAGATTATTTGCAGCGATAACTATTGAATTGGGAGCTCCTAATATAGTTATAATCTGATTACATATAGATGTTATAGTATTACATGAGTCTCCAACAGGATTAACATAATAACCATCAACTCTATTGTTTAATACATCAGAATACTCATCATTCGATGTAACTTTAATGTTACTCATATGATTTTTGGTTTTATCATCGAATTTTTGAACTTTATCATTAAGAGATGTTGGAAAATTTAATGAATTGTATAGTGCTCCCATAATATTACTCCTTTAAATCATGCGGGGAATCGGCTGAGTTGTTGGACCAACTTTACAAAAATGAATATGAAAATTGTGTAAATTTTTATTAACAAGATCTGTCATCCAACCAGCTTTCATAACACCAATCAATGCTATGCCAAAATTTGCAAGTGGTGCATTCATCGATATACCCGCATTAATTGTACCAATGCACATAATAGTTGCAGGTGCTGCAAATGGAACTCCAATTGATAGACCGCCAAAAACAGAAACAAAACCCAATGGACCAGCTCCGACACCGCTTGCAGCATCAACTCTACCATATGAAAATATTTTTTCTGCTGTTATACCACCTTCTACAGCCATATCAGCAGTTATCGTAACAGTGTCTGGTGCGTATATATCTATAGCACCGGTTATACCGTTACCTCCTCTAATTTCCATATCAGATTTGGATGTTAAGTTTAACGCTTCCTCTGCTAATATACTAAAAGATTTTTTAACATGAAGTTCGTAATTTCCTTCAATATACTCTGTTTTATTACCCATATAATGTAATTGTGCATCACCCTCAATCGTGATATTACAAGTGCCTTTCACTAAAACATTTTTATTTTTAACAGTTATTTCGTATCCATCACCGTATACTTTATGTACTTCATCACCATTTGGATGCATTTCTATGAATGTACCTAATCTATGCGTAAGTCTTATTCGTTCTCTGTCTGGAGTATCATCCATTTCAAATGAGTGGCCTGAATCTGTTGCTTGAACGTAATTCATTCCATATTCAGGTGGTGCATCTAATGCGGGTGATCTAGGTTCTACCCATCCATTAAAAAATTCTGGTCCATCTAGCGTATATTCTTCTCCAGTTTCTGGATTAATTGGCATAATATTTAATTCCTTTTAAGGCATGTTAGGGCAAGACTAGTTTAATATTTTGAGGCTCTAGAGGCATTTTTGCTAAAAACTTATTTCCATCATCAGCATATCTAGTTTCTATATAATTCTGCAATTCATTCAAATCCGGTGCATTTGAATAACTTGCTGCTGATACTGGTAAATAAAGATCATCTGCTTTATATGTGTATGAATATCCATCCAAATATTTTGATAATATTGCTGGATCAATATAATCTACTGCCGTTGTATCCGGTGATGTATTTGCTGTAACTTGTATATCTGTTATTGCGGTTTGTGCTGTTTCATCTAAAGCGAGTAAAGCCTGTAAAATTGTATCCAAGTCTGCTGTATCCGTGTAGTCTACAGTAAGATTATTAAGTTGAGCAAGCTGTTCAGGACTAAGTTGATTTTCCGGTGCATATTCTGGACTAGACGATACATTAAAATTCGCTAATCCTGATCTTAAAGATACAAGATTTGTTCCTAATGACTGTATAGATTGATTTAAATTTTTAATTATAGTATTTACTTGTGCAACTAAACTTCTGATATTGTTTTGAAATGTATTTAAGCAATCAAGTAGCATTTTTTTAAAGAATGCTGGAAGTTGTTTAATAAAAGCCACAACTTGTTGCAATTCTTTAACGAGATTGACATACAATGAAACAATTGCAACGTATCCTGCTATTTTTTTTATAATTTTATTTATTTTTCTAATAATAGATCTAGCTAGATCAAATGCTGATGAAATTAAACCAGATGGATCTAAACTCAATGTGTAATTTAATCCTGTTAATACTAATCTTATTCCATCTGCAAATTGTCCAAGGAGTTTTTTGATAATCTGTGCGGCAGCATTTTTACCTTGTTGAATAGCTCTTCTTATAACTGCGACTGGGTTATCAATAAGACCAATGCTTAGGTCTCCAAATTTAATATTAAATTTAAAATCACAATTATGTTGTGAATTATTTTTTTCTAGCGTTGCACCCTCTATTATACCTCTAGCTAATCTAGGTATATTCGGTTCTCCACGTTTAGTTATAACAATTCCTTCTGGTGGAACAACTTTATATGGAAGTGTGCTTTGATTTGAGAATCCTTTAGTGACATCTTCAAGAAGAGGTTTTATTCCTCTTATGACAGTTTCAACTATAGGTGCTTGTCTAGCTTCACCATCCATAAATCGTCCAAGTACCCAATCTCCAGCTTTAATATTACCGGTCGGAGTAGATAAACCATTTGGAGATAAACCTATTTGAGCCCAAGGTAAATTCTCGGTGGGCATTTCTTGTAAATTATCGCTATGAAATCCAAAAAAGCGAACTTTAACTCTACCCGAACTTAATGGATCATTTATATCTTCAACTACTCCGGCAAATCCATTGAATCCTGAATAACCCAAAAAATTCATTACTGTTCTCCTTTTTAGTAATACTATTTATTAATGAATAAATTAAATATAACTATCTTTTGTTATTTCTAAAATAGTTTGAAATACTGTAGGTACTTGAACAATATGCCTCAAAGCAGTAACAACGTATTTGCCTGAAAAAAAGTTACTTCTTGAAGGATCTCCAGGATTCAATTTTGGTATATCCAATTCAATTATTCTACCTACAGCTACTCCAGAATCTCCCGGTATCACAATTTTAAGTTTTGTGTGATTTAGTGCGGCCAATGCAGAAGTTCTAATTGGTAAAGTATCCTCCAAAAATACATCTTTTGCAACCGAACCTGGATTTTCATCTATAAGTTGATTATTTGAATTATTTCTTGAATTTGATGATGAAAATTTTACTACAGATGGAAATGCATTATTTTGAGTTATACCAAGTCTATTTTGTTTTGAGGATAGCGCAGATTTATTATTTAATACACTATCTGAATCTTTTTGATAGTTGAAATCTGTAACTTTATACATTTGTGTTAATGGATCAATAGTTATCAATCTATTTGCATACATACCAGAACTAATATTTTCCAAAATATCATAAAATTTAATTACCTCATAATCTAAAACAGTACTCAATCTATCTTCTGCGGTAGCTTCTTTTATATTTCTAGCTTGATATTTGTATTTTTTATACACATTTGATTTATATAATGATTGAACAGATCTAAAATTAAATCCATCTTTATTCTCAAAGAATAACATATCTGCACTTTTTTGAAAAGCACTCGGTCTTGCATAATTTGATAGAAAACTAATAGCTTCAAATGGTTTTAATAAACCTATATTAAAATCATATACTCCATACGTATCTTCAATTATTAATTTTGTTTCTTCAATTCCCATTTTATCCGTCATTATTTCACCTATAATATCGGATATTTTTTGACCAGGATAAGATTTTTGTATTTTTGATTGTTCAGATAAAACTAATTCTTCTGAACAAAAATGAAGTTTATAAATTATACTTGTTAAATTTCCAATAGGCTTCACATTGGAAATCTTATATAATCTAAAAGTTCTTTTTAAATTTGTGTATGTATCAGCAAATTTACCGAAATCAATTTCAAGTGTTTCGTTTCCTGTTATTGAATTAAGCTCAATATATCCTGCTGAATCTCTTAAAACAATATAGCCTGAAACTGAAAATGCAAATATATCCTCAAAATAAGAGAATTCTACAAGTAAATTTGTTAAATCTAAAGTTCTTCCAGACTTATTAGTTAAAACTAATTTTTTTAATTTATAGTCTTGAGGATAAAAAATGCCACTATTATCAGCCATATTTTAAAACTTATTGTAAAGTTTTTCAAATTGATTTATAAAATTATTTAAATATTTTGAATTTAGTAATTTTATACTTCTTTTAGACTCATTTAATTCTTGCTCATAGAGATAATAAGTTACAATTCTTTTACTTGTAGTAATTTCTGTGGTTATTCCATTGAATGTGAAAATTTGTGTTGATTCGATTAATGAATCATATGTTTCTTTATCTATTATAACGCGCTCTTCAGCTATTTCTTCTGTCTCAACTGTATTTTTTGTTAATATTTTTTCATAATAATAAATATCATTGACGTCCACATTTACATATTTTTTTGCAATGTAATCGTCAAATATATTAGAAGATAATGGCCAAGACCATTGTGGATGTTGAATTTCATTTACTAATAGAATAATCCAATAGTAATATGAATCTCCATAATATTTGTCAGCTATTATTTCTGGTGTATCTGAATCTTTAATATCATATTTATAATATATTAAAGGATTATTTAGTATAGTTGGAATAACTTTTACTCGCGTTAATATATTTGTTAATAGTGTAACATGGCCATTTTTATCTTTATATGCAACTTTTGGTAAAGTTTTAAAGTATCTCATTTAATATCCCTCATCTATTTTTGCTCTATGCATGAGTTCAACTTCCTGGAATTCTAATCCTAATGTTACTTGAACAGGCGCTCCATTTTCATATGCAGACCATCCATTTGGTGCATAATTTACTTGTACACCTGTTAATACTGATTTTCCCAATTTATGTAAATAAGGATTTATTGATCCTTCATTTAAAAATGTTATTTGAAAGAGTGACGGTGGTCGATATAAAAATCCTGCTGTATTTTCTACTAGTGATGGTGCTGATGCTTTTTTAAATGCTTGTACTATAGATTTTATCATCGCACTTTCGGAAGACGATTTTGGAGTAAATACAAATGCCATACCAAATGTTCTAAAATCTATACCTTGAAACAAAAGTTGTTGTTGAGGATTAATTGCAAATCCAGCTGCATCTAATCCAATTTGAGTGGCGGGCCCTCCACCTGTAACTAATTGACCTAAAGCACCAGTTACTTTACCTATACCAGGTATTTTTGATAGAACAGATTCACCTACAGATTTAATCAAATCACCCAATGATACTGGATTATAAGCAGCAGAAGAAGAAAAATCTAAGCTATCTGGCATATACAAAGTGATACTTGCGTTTGTCTCAGTGTATCCAGCTTTCGCGGTATATCCATTTTGTACAAAATTATCAAATTTATTTCCCAGACTTGTAAATGCATCAGTTGCGAACGATGCTGCATAGTCTAAAAGAGATTGACCGTCACCACCATCACCACCACCGGAGTTCGGATCATATGGCGATTCTTCAAATTTTGTTGTTTCTGCATCAAATATTGTAAAATGAACAATGTGTCCATGTTTGGAATTTGTTCCAATATCTAAAGGATATCTATATTGTTCATCTCCAAATCTATTTTTATCCAATATGTCCAATGGTCCTGCTGGCATATATTACCTTTGTGTATGTTTATTAAATATTTATATCATAAATATGATGCGGAGGAAGATTATGAAATACTTGCAAGGTAAATATAAACTACGAAATGTTGAAAAGTATATTGGTGATTCAACCAATGTGATCTATAGATCATCTTGGGAATTAAAATTTCTTAACTGGTGCGATAATAATCCTAATGTAATATCATTTTCTTCAGAAGAAATTATTATACCATATAAATCACCTGTTGATGGTAAGTATCATAGATACTTTGTTGATTTTATGGTAAAAATTCGAACAAAAGATGATGTCACCAAAACATATTTAGTTGAGATTAAACCAAAAAAGCAAACTATGCCTCCAGAACAGAAAAAAAGAATAACTAAACAGTATATAACAGAAGTTGCAACTTGGGGTGTCAACCAATCTAAATGGAAAGCAGCATCAGAATATTGTTTGGATCGAGGATGGGAATTTAAAATATTAACAGAAAAAGATTTAAATGTGTAACTAAATATCCATATGAACTCAAGACTAACTAAACTAGCCCAAGAAAAAACAGGTGCTCAACTTCAAACAATGACAAAAGAGTCATTGCAATGGTTGATGGCTAAGATTGCCAATTTAAAACGAACATCAAATATTGCATCTGATTTAAGTAAAGAAAAATCCAGACAAGTAAATAAATTCATATTAGGTGGTCTTTACTTCTTTTATTATGATGCCAAAACCAAAAAAGAATTACCTTACTGGGATAGATTTCCACTAGTTCTTATATTGGAAAGATACCCTGATGGATTTCTCGGTTTAAATTTACATTATTTACCAATAAAGCATAGAATTATTTTTATGGAAAAACTGATGGATCGCGCAGTTCTAAATGAAGATGGTGATATTAAAAGAATTAGAATAACATACGATATATTAAATTCAGTAAGAAGATATAAAGAATTTCAGCCATGTTTAAAGAGATATTTAAATTCGCACATAAAATCAAGAATACTTGTTGTTCAGCCAGATGAATGGGATATTGCTTTATTTTTACCTATACAACAATTTATGAAAGCTAGACCAGAAAAAGTTTGGAAAGAATCTGTAGATCAAATAAGGAAATCATAAATGCCTGCAAATATAAAAACTTTCTTATCTTCTTTTAAGGGTGAATTGGCAAAAAATTCTTTGTTTGAAGTTTATATCTACGGTGGTCCATTTGCAATTTTTGGTTCTAAATATCCAACTGAAATAAAATATAGATGTGAGAATGCAAATTTACCAGGAAAAACAATGGCAACTATGGAACAGAAAATCTATGGTCCGATTGAAAAATTTCCGTATCTAACAACATATTCTGATATAGATTTAACATTTATTGTTGACAGCGATATGCAGCAAAAATATCTTTTTGAAGATTGGTTGTACCATATAAATCCTACAGATAAGTACAACTTCAAATATAAAAAACAATATTCCGCTGAAATCTTAATAAAACAATTTCAATCTGATGGTAAAAGAAGTTATGCTGTTAATTTGAGTGAGGCGTTTCCTATTTCTATGAATCAAATGGATCTAGATTGGTCATCAGAAGGATATCATAAGTTAACAGTTACTTTTGCTTATACTGATTGGAAAAGAGTTGGTGACTAGTTTAAAAATAATTAAAGGAGTTTTATAATGCCATTACCTAAAATTGATGTGCCAACATATGAGATAGAATTACCACTATCGAAAAAGAAAATTAAGTTTAGACCATTTTTGGTTAAAGAACAAAGAAATCTTTTGATGGCTATGGAATCAAATGATACTGATACAGTACACAATAGCATAAAAGATATTTTAAATAACTGTACTTTGACTGAAGGTATTGTTATTGATAAATTACCTATTGTTGATATTGAATATTACTTTATAAATCTTAGAGCAAAGTCTGTTTCTGAAGTAGTTGAAACAAAATATAAATGCAATAATGAAGTTGAAGATAAACTCTGCGGCAATATTATGGATGTTGAAATTAATCTTTTAGATATAAATGTTGAAGGTATTAAAGAAAATGAAGATGTTCAATTAACAGAAAAAATATTTGTTAAATTAAGATATCCTCAATTTTATGTTGTAAAAGATTCTGTTGAGATGGAAAGCATTACACAAATAACTTTTAATATGATTGCAGAAGGTATTGAATATATTTTTGATGGTGATCAATATCATTATGCAAGTGAAGCACAACCGGGTGAATTGTTAGAATTTGTCGAATCTCTTAATCAAAATCAATTTGAAAAATTAGAACAATTCTTTAATGATTTGCCTAAACTGAAAAAAGATATTGAGATTAAATGTAGTAAATGTGGATTTGAGCATAGTATTGAAGTGGAGGGACTAGAAAGTTTTTTCGCCTAACATTTCGTTATGACAATTTGAAAAATTACTACAAAACAAATTTTGCAATGATGCAGCATCATAAGTATAGTCTGACAGAATTGGAAAATATGATGCCATGGGAACGAGACATTTATATTTCATTATTGATTCAGTATGTTGAAGAAGAAAATCAAAAAATACGAGAACAACTTAAAAAATAATGAAAGAAGAAAA